TCATAATCTTTCTTGGCAAGTTTCGTTTCTTCTTTTACGTTCTTTTTCTTCTTATATGGAGACTCGCCAGCCTTTGCTGCCATATCTTTCAATGCTGACTTGGCAAGTTCATTTGTTGTTAGCATCGACTTTGGACGACCGCCCGAAAAGAAAGCACCTGTTCCTGCTTTATCTGCCATTGCTTGTAAAGACTTTTTTGCCAAATCCTTATAACCTTCCTTAAGGTCAGCATAGGCTTCCTCAAGAGCGGCATCATAATCTGCTAGATGCTCACGAACAACTGCCTTGCGTGAGTAAACGCCGAACTGTTCGTTAACATATGCTTCTGCTTGACGACGAATGGCGCCATCCTGCATGGCGTTCTGAACCGCTTCTAATAGCGGATCATTCTTTGTGTTAAAACGATTTGAAAACATTTATAGGTTCCCTTTTTGATAAAGATAAAGTCATTCTTTGTATTTAGTTTTCTTTGATTTTCTTTTGCCAAACAAACTCATCTTTTCAAACTCTGCGTTTATATCAGGTTTCACATCATCAATATTAGATGCATTTGGCGTCATGCCCATAGAACCCATATAAGGATCTACTAGGCTTTCTTTTCTAAGTTTCTCAGCCGTTTCTTTCATCTTTTGTTCGGCTAACTGTCCATACTTCTGCTTAAATCTCTTACGTGTTTCTTCTTTGACCATCCAGCGATCAATAGGAGACCAAGTCTGCATTGGTTCAGGTGTAATGAACGGATTGATATCACCAGTAATGTCTCCAACAAATGATGGATTCTTAGCTGATGTAAATGTCGTACCTACACGGTCTGCTTTAATTGGTGCATTACCGAACACCTTGGGTTGAAAGTAACCCATCGCTCTTGTCTTACCTGGCTCTTGACCTGGTGTGTCGCTCTTATAACGATTTGTGAGTTTAGGTGTACCCCAATTGCCAGCACCACCTACAGGATTGTTCTTTGGCTTTGGTGAGAAGTCTGAATAGTCTTCAAGCATATTCTCAAAGAGGCGATCAACATCGTTGATAGCAAACTCACCAATCTCCTTAGAGATAGACTTAGTGAACTGATCATATGTCTCACGAATAGTATTGGCGTCAAGATTGTTATTGACCTCAATCACCTTTTCAAATAACTGATCATAGCGATTTAGATTGAATTGAGCCTTGCGCCACTTGTCATAACGAACATCTTCTGCGATAACTCTACCGCCAGTAAATGCTCTTGCTTCATTACGTTGCTTGGAAACTTCGTTGCTTGTATTAACGAAGACCATGATGGTTCTATAACCAGCACTCTCTAATAGCTCTTTGATTTGCTTTGTTTGATTGTAATCAGCCATTGTGCCGTTGATAACAAGATTGTCACCGTTGCACTCCTTGATAGTCAATCTATCAGATACTTCTCTAAAGCCATGTGGTAGAATGGCTTCTTTGAGGATCTTGTCTTTACCTGAACCTGGCACACCACCGAGAACAATAGCCTTGCTCTCAATAACATATGACTTACCAAACATATCTGGATTAGCTTTACCAAACCAACGCATGACACGACCTGCCATATAGTTTGCTTCATCTTCAATAGGCGAACCTGTAGCACCTTCTCTGGCAATATCTTTACCAAGCTTACCATCTTCGTTCTGTTTATGATGAACCAACTCATGCGCTACAGTTCTAAAGATATCCATAGGATGACGGTTCTTAGATGCAACGATAATCTTTTTGCTGCATGGAGAATAACCACCGAATGATGGCTGATCGGCATTCTCATCTGAGCCAATCTTATATTCTAACTCAGGAACTTCTTTGATGCCTAACTTATCAACCGTAAAGTCAACAAAACGCTTTAGATGACTCTGAAACTCTTTATGTGTCATTTCTTCTTTGAGATATGATTTGGCTGTAGCAAAAATCTTTTTGGCTAATTCTTTATCGGTTGTAGGTGCAGTTCTGGCAAACTCTTTGAACTTACCGCCACGAATGTATTCACGCATTTGAGTACCTGATATACCAGTCTTTCTTGCACCTGAGCTAATGACATTAAACTTAGTGAATGCGTAGTTCTTTGTCTTATCAAACTTAGGATTAGACTTGTCCATAACATACTTGCCGATTTGTGTTTTGAACTCTGCTACACGATCACCACCTGTAATCATCGTAACATCTTCAACGCCTTGGTCTGATAGCTTACGGCAAATGTCAAATGCTGTTCTGACGTTGGGATCATCAACGACATTCACGCCAGGGAATAGCTGGCGCAGAAACATGATCTTCTGTTGATATGGTAGGGGATTCTTTTTGGGGTCCCATGACTTAGATGTATAGACACGGAACTCGGCACCGATGCGCTTTGCATAATCAGCACCATAACGGATCATTTCGGCATGACCCTTAGTAGGCACTTGAAAGCGCCCAAATATATACACAACTTTTCTATTAAACATTCTCTCTCCCTCTGCGGGTTAATTATTTGTAAAGTTTTTTCTTTCTAGCGGCCTTAACAATTTTGCGGATTGTCTGCACGACCGGAACAGGCTTCGTTTCAGGATGACCCTTCTCGCAGCCACAGTGTTCTTTGATCTTCATTACTTGCCCCAATTCTTGACAGCAAGGAAGTTAGCCCGGCTGAACTCTAAGCGGTCTACTAGTTTAACGGCATTACCGCCGGTAGACCACGCTGCAACATATCCTTCTGGAGTTGTTACTTTGTAACCACCGTCGGATGTGTGCAAGAATGTGCCAAGGTCATTTACAGTATTAAACTTAGCAATCAATAGCATCTTGGCATCAATCAATAGATTTTGCAACTGGAAGATTTTCTTTAGCTCAGTAGCATTCTGACGATACCATCTAAGCACCATATCTCTTTCAGCTTTACGCTTTGCCTTTGTCGCAGGCATCTTAGCATCATCAATATTCTTTTGGTATTTATCCCCAACCCACTTTATCAATTGTGCGGTATGTCCAGCACCCATATGTCCACCTTCACGAACTTTCTGATTATAGAAAGTCATGATGTGAATTTTGTATGTATCGCTGGTAGCAATTTGATTGAGAATACTAGCAGGAATAGTTCTGAATAGAGAACCTGCCTGCGATAGAATGCTTGTCAGTCTAGCGTTCTCTGCTTTAGTAAGCGTGGCACGACCTGTAACATCAACAAAACGATTGGAACGATACCATACATTTCTTGAAGGTCTGAAATCACCGATGTTAATATCAAAGTGAGTTTGTAGAGAGTCCATCGTCTTTCCATAATATGTTGTATGAAAGACAATACCAATCTTTGCTGCCTGCACTTGTTGGGCTAACTTTGAACCAGCTGGCACGGCATATGTGATTGTGTTAGGACGAAATGTGATATAGTTCTTACCGTCAATAGTTTCGTTTTTCAATTCGCTCTTAGAGAACATAAAGTCTCCGTGAACGATGCCTTTGATACCTAATTCAGGAAGATACTTCAAGGCCGCCGAAAGTTTCTCAGCAAGTCCGCCTTGATGGTTCGCTCTAACATCTGCCTCTGTATAGTTTAGTTTGGCGTTCTTAGCAAAGATAGATTTAGAGCCGACAAAGAACTTACCGTTTTCTGGATTGATACCGGCATAGATTGCTGGTGCACCGTCAAACTTAGTTCTTAGAATAAGAGATCCACGTGCCTCTGAGATTGTCTGTCCATCATCAGCAAACATATCTCTTAGTGATACAAGAAATTGTATAGCATTACGAGTGCCTGCAACACCGCCTTCTAATACAGCATCTTCAATATGTGTAAGATGACGATCTTTTTCTGCGGCTGCTTCTGTTAAAAAGTCTGAGAGTCTAATCATTTATAATCCGTCAAATGGGTTTTTCTTTTCGGGGTCGATAAGTGAGTAATTGCTTTTACCCATAGTTTTGATCTTAATTTCTGGCTGAACTTCATAGAATTTGGTTCTGAAACCAATTCTCATTCTAAACATACCTTTTCCTTTAACAAAAGGTATGTCGTGGTGTTTGTTTTTTATGCCTAATGTATCTAGGCTGCCGATCATAAAGAAGTCATTACC